AGCGAGAGCCTTCCAAATATTTAATTTCTCTTGATTCTTACACTCCCACGAAAACTCTGACATAATAGAATTATCGTCAATGCATAAAATATCCCCCTTAAAATCCATACCGCCTGAAAGCGGAGTCCTTCGAATTTTACAGTTAAACTCTTTGCTTAATTCGTTTGCTATTTTTCTCTCGAAATTTTTTCCTTTTTTATTTGCGTTCAGTGCCATCTGTTATTAGTTTTCTTATTTGTTGTCCTAAGTCTTTATCGTTTGGAAATTTATCACAATACTTTTTTAATATATAACTAAGTATTCTATTAGTCTTTAACTCGTCCTCGTAAATGTGAGTATAAACTGAGTCTTTAACTTGTCGGTATTCGTTAAGCGTTCTTTTCTTCATCTTTAAAATATATGTCAATTAATCTTAATAAAAACATTCCAGTCAATATAGCAACAAAATGAGATACTAACAAATAAAGAGTAATTACTTCCATTCTTCTAAAGTATTTATTTTTAGTTTAAGTTCTACTATATCCTTTGTCTGTACTGCATTATTCAGTCTAAGCTTTCTTACTTCTTTTAATAAGTTTCTATTGTGTTCAGCTAACTCGTGAATGGTCTCCATTGACGTTTTAAGAGTGTCTAACGCATCTAATCTATTTTTAGATGGTTTACCATTCTCGCAATCGTGCATTGCTTTTATAATTAAAATATGTAGTTTGTTCTTTCTAAGTAATAGCTCTAATTCATCCATAATTGTCTGTGTTTTTTAGTGGGTTTATGCCTCCGATTGTAAAGCCTAAACCGTTGTTAAAATCAAATCTTAAAGGCTCTCCTAACATTGTAGGCTTTCCTCCGCTCTCTCTGTCTTTTATTTTCATAACGTGAACTTCAGTATAAGGCCAAAGTTCCTTATGTGAAATATGTCTGTGAACTACAAATAGAGAATCGACTCTGTTGGGGAACACCTGGCCTCCCTCGCAGTCAGATTTTCTAGGATTTTGTATGTGTCCGTTTAGTAAGTGGTCAGGAGGGTAGACTCTACGAGCTGCCTCAGTCATAGGATGTATGCTCACAAATAAAGTCTTCCCTGTCTTATTACAAAACTTTCTCGCACTATTACAGAAGTTATAATTCCTGTCAAACTGATTAACTCGTCTGTCGTGATTCAATCCAGTGTAGGGGTCGATAGCACAAACATCAGCGTCAGACTTTGCGAAGATGTTAAACAAATCAATAGGACTGTAAAGTTTTTCGTTATCTATAAACTTAAAATATTTACTTATTTCATTATTAAATTTTAGTATTTCAAACTTCGTTAAGTCTTTTATTTTATTGCCTGACCACATTTCGATAATATCTCTTTTTAATTGTGAGGACCTATTTTCACCACTCCAAATAATAAACTTTAATTTGTGTTTTTTTGCTAGTGTTGTAAAATACCATAATAACCAAAACGTCTTACCTACATTGTCCAACCCTAAACAAAGGTTAAACTCTCCTCTTTTTAAAACTAAATGTTCGTCTAATAAGCAATCAATTTTAAGACCTTGTTTAATCTTACCGTCTTTATAGTCGTATAAGTATTTTAAGGCGTTGTCGTCTTCAACTATCATTTTTTAAGAAGTTTTTTAACCTCTTCAGATACTTTTAAGACGTTGTCGTTTTCGTAATTATCTTTTCTGTTCTTTTCTTTTCTTAATGCTCGAGCATTGCTTAAGCTATGCTTACCGCCTTTTCTTCCTGACTCTACTCGTTTAGAGTGAGATTCTTTACGCTCTTTGTATTGATTATCTAGCCAATCAATTGCAATATTTTTTCCTTTTTGTTTTACTATTCCAACTTCTAAAAGACTTTTATAGTCGTTAGGAATTATTCTTTTATATTGTTCTAGAGGTACTTTACATTCTTTGCTCCAGTAGTAACATAGGACTTTCATAAATGCTCCTTGCTGTTCTAAGCTGAGAAAACTGATTGTGCCTGTGAGCCACTGATTAGGATTGAATTTAAACCAAGGTAAATCTGTCATTGTTGTTTGTTTTTATTTGTTTATAATTAAAAGCACTTTAATTGTTCATAAGCTGATATTTTAATTTTAGTTTCATCGTGTTTCTCAGGCTTAAAAAAATCTATTAAAAATTTATCATTTGTTACATTATACTCGTTCTCTATAAAATCTTTTGGTTCTTTTCCGTAATTATTATTTTTTATTTCTTGTATATATGTAATTCCATTTATTGTTTTAGCGTTTAAAAAATCATCATCAATTTTTATTTCACTTTTAACAATAAAACATTTAATAATTGTATTGTCATTTAATTTTATGTTGCTTAAATTACTTAATTGTTTATATAAGTTAATACTACATTTATCGTTTTTATTTTTATGGTCAATTATAAAAGTATATTTTGTATTGTATTTTGTAATTAAAGTATCAATATCCATTATAGTTCTTAATCTGTCTGAATTAATACTAAGTAAAAAGTTTAATTTATTATTGTGATATTTTTCATTGTATTTCATTGTTGTTTGTTTTAAATTTAAAATAATGATATTTGGTCTTGTGATACATCTTTCCAAGCGTCAGCATTAAAAAGAATAATATCTGTTGAGTCTTCTGACTCAGGGCCATCGTATCTAAAACTATAAGCGGCGGAATCTCGTAACTTTCTGCCTTTCAGTTTACCGCCCTCTTCTGAAGACTTTGTTTTTCCGTTAAAATGATAGTGAGTATCAGCCATACGTTTATTAACTAATGCTGGGTTAACGCTTTTGACATACATAAGTTTTCCTGTTTTCACAAACAGCGAATGAAGATACTTTGAACAAGCATAGCCAATACCCAAACCTTGATAGTCGGGCAATACAACGCTTCTACTACCTCTCCAAGCGTTTTGAATAGTCCCTGAAGGCATTGGTAAAAATGCAAAAAAGGCAACAGGTCTGTCGTTCCAAGTGACTAAAAAACATTTAGCGGCGGGATTCAAGTCTTCGCTTATATAGTGATGTTGTTTGAATATTTTCCAAGTCGCATATCGACATCGAAATATCTGTAATTTAATTTTTGGTCTTGATTGCCGAAGTAAGGAGGGCTTTTCAACCCTCCCTTTTAATGGTGAGTAAGTCCAATCTGGTAATAACCATTCCATAATATCAAAATGACAACTTGCTAATATTATTTTTTTATTATTACGTCTTATAAATTTTTGTAAAGCGTTGCTCATAGCTTTTGCCACGTCTCTATCTACAACAGATGTATACTCGTCAATTAATATAGTTTCGTTTTCTTTTGCGTTTCCAACTTTATAAGCTAATTCTGCTCTATATTGTTCACCGTTTGATAAAGTATGAAAAGGTCTTAACCAAGTCGGAACAGAACTTAAACCCATTGAACTTAGTAACATTGTAGCTTCGTTTGGTTCTAACCAATCAAAATTACTTATTAAAGGTTTTTCATTGCTGAAAACACATTTATTTAAAGTACCAAATTCTTTCAATAATGTTGTTTTTCCCGTTCCAGAACCTCCATAAATAACACCAATATTCCATTTAAAAGTTTTACAATCAGAAAAATTAATTGGAATTTTAACTGAAGTTTGCTCATTGTTTTGTATGTCAAATGCTTCATATATGTAATTTGTATATTTATCATTTATTATATTACTTGATTTTTCTATGTATTTCATATGTTATTAGCTTTTAAGTTATCGTAATAAAAAGACTTTTCTTCTTTGCTTATGTCTTCCCACTTATAAGTAGGAGTAGAACCGTAGTCCCACTCCTCGTTATAATATGCCTCTCTTTTGTAGTTTGGTATTTGATTTACTTTTATAGGCTTATACAATTGACATAAATAAACAGCATTAACATTCCACTGCTCCGCTAGTTCAGGGATTGTATATCCCTCAATTATTAAATCTTGTATAAGACTCGAAAACCATATCGAATTCCTTTTTATTGAAGTCATTAATTATCTGTTTAAACTTAAAAGGGTAAATCATTTGACGACTCCCAGGAGTCAGATTCTTGTTTCACAGGCTGTCCTTTTTGCTCTGTGTCAGGCTTCCAAGTGTCAACAGAGACAGCTACGTTCTTTCCGTATTGGTCAGCTTCGTCTTTTACGTTTATATTTAATTTAATAAACTTATTACCGTTATACTCTTGAATGTAGTCTTTAATTTTAGCGGGGTTAATTGTTACTTTTAACCACTTGTCATTCATTGCTTTACCGCTTCCACAGTATATTGTTTCTTCTTTCTTCATTTTTATTTGTTTTTATTTGTTATTATTTGTTATTATTAGCATATTTTTTAGTTTAAATTGTATATCATCAAATAAATCTCTTACACCATTATAATGTTCTCCACTATGAAAACATAGTGTCTCTTCTCTTGTGTATTTTACACAATTTATTATTTGTTCAATTTCATAATCTTCTAATTCTATTTTTCCTGTTACTTTCATTTTATTTATTTATTTATTTGTTTTATAATATCCGTTATTTAGTCTTTCATCGACTAGCCTGTCATAGGCTTCGTCTATTAAGTCAAAAAAGTCTTGTTCTTCGTCTTCCATAATTATTTATTTAATTCAAATTTTATGTACATTCTGCAATCTATAACTCTTTTATAAATGCTTTCAATTACTTCGTTATCTCTTTCAATATTAAATACTTTAATTCTATACTTTGAGTCAATATTACTGTACTTATAATGCTGACAAAATAAGTCATAATTATCAGCATTACTAAACTTATATTCTCGCTCAATCAACTCGTCAGGAGTGTCCATAAGAGTGTAAATTAATTTATAATTGTCTAATCCAGTTAGAGCCATATATCCTTGAGCTTGATAGTAGTAAGCTTTGTTAGGTATTGCGTCAAAGAATAAAGGAAAGCTATAACAATCCCAACTGTTTTTAACGTCAATTAAGTGGTCTGAGAGTATTGCGTCAGGCGTTCCAGTTAAAAAGTCGTTTTCAAAACTCTTTTCGTTTTTAATTATCTCTTTATAATATAAATTTTTAGCTATATAATTAAGAGACTCCTGTTCGACTTTATTTCCTTTCTCTGTGTATTTACTACTAAACTCTTTTTTACGTCCGTAGATTTGCTCTTTTAGCCAATCCTGACAATAAGATTTAGTCGTTTTTGATATTGTGTCTGTCTTCCTTTGTGGCTTTGTCATTATCTGACCTATTGCCGAACATCTTATTTTGAATTCTTGCATAATCTATTTTATTAAATAATTCGTCTAAAAAATTGTTGTTTTCGTCTGTGTTTGCTTTGTTGTCTTGCATTTTATTTCTTTTTAAAGTCGTCAGATTCATCTTCTCCGAATACGCCTAAACTATATAGTCCCGATAATTTTAAGACTATTCTCGACATTGCTCTTTTTTCTGCTATTGCTACAGGATAAGCGTTTCTATTATTGTCGGGAGCTGCCTCTCCGAATGTTTCAATAACTACGTCTTTTAATTGTCCTATGGCTTTAATTACACAGGTTTTAGTTTCAGGGTTGTAGTGTTTAAGTGTGTATTCAATTAAGATTCCTGAATCTGCCTGAATTTTGTCTATTCCGCTTCTCGTTATAATGTGGTAATGAGAGTGTTTAAAAGTGTCCTCTTCAGTTAGATTAAACTCTATGAAGAGCCTGTTTAGTTGTTCTTTGCGTGTCATAATTTTTGATTTTAACTATTGATTTTTTTATTGTTTTAAGTCGTTTGGGAAAGTAATTATAATTAATTAATTTAAGTTTTGAGCTTATTTCTTTAAATAATTCAAGATACTCTTCAAATCGTTCTTTGTGTCTTATGATGTCTTTTTGAGTTGGTGTCCAGGTCTTAGAGCTTAAAAGTCTTTTATTAAAATTAATTCTTACTACTAAAAATCTAAGTTCTTCGTATAAGTCTTTTGATGCCTCAAAGCGTTCCCACTCTTCTAGGTATTCGCTATAACTTCCCCAACTCATAACAGTTCTTTTATTTTGTTTACTATGTTGTAAAGCTCCATAAACTCTCCTGTCTCTACTAATAAGTGGTAATTAGTTTTAAAGCTAGTAAACTCTATTATAGTTGGATTGCCATCTCTTTTGTCTATTGAGACTTTTACGTCTGTGTGATGGTCTTTAAATTGATAAGTTCTCTTTGTTGGTGTTGCTTTCATTATTTTAGTTTTTATTATTAATATAATCTTCCATAAATTTGACTAGTAGTTTAGAATAGCTTACTCCGTTCTCTTCAGCTTTCTCTACAAATTTTGTCATTGTTTCTCTTTTGTCTTCAGGTATGTAAAATGTTCTTACCATTATGCTATTTTTAAAATTATTATTATTATTAAGTTATAAGCTACATATATAGCTCCGATTAATGTTAGTGATTGTAATAGTAATTTTTTCATTGTTGTTAGTTGTTAATAGAATAAAAAATTGATTTGTTTAAATTGTAAATACTTGGCATTGATTCAATAGAAAATAAACCTTGACTATCGCACTCAATACCAGAAACTTTTATTTCTGTACCTTCTTTTATTTTAAACTCATTAAAACCTGTTACTTTAAATAGTTCGCCTGTTGGTTGCCAAATTAATATTGTACCTATTTTAATTTTTTTAATTTCTTGATTTTTCATTGTGTTTGTTTTAAGTTTATGATTGTAAATATATATATAAATATAATACAAATTACATTTTACTATAACTTTTTTTAACAAAACTTTAAGCTACTTCGAGAAAATAATTAGAATAAATGTGTCAGCCTTGCTACTTGACCGTAGTTTTTAGATATAAGAAAGCCTTCAATTCCTTTATTATTTGAGCTTTGATAACCGCTCTTATGATGCCAGTTGTCAGATTCGGAAGGTGACATAAGTGACTCGATATGAATTCCTGGAAATTGTTTGCTACTTAATTTATGATGTATGTGCTGTGTGAACATATAGCGAAACTTGCAGCTACTCCAATCGCTACACTCGTCAGCCATTATTAAAGGTAGTGTGTCAAATTTAATCTTATCACCGTGGCAGCTACCAATTAAAGAAGCGTTCTCATTAGTACCGTATTTGTAATATTTTCTCATTCTTAAACTAACATCAAAAGAAGTGTTTTTGTTGTGTCTAAAGTGAGTCTGTAGTATTTGAGCTAACATCCAACCGCTTACTAAATCGTGATTCCCAGGCGTATACATACAGTGAACGTCTGCAACCTGTAAAAGTGTTTCAATTACTTCTACCATTAAGCGTTTTGCTATCATAAAATTGTCTGAAAACAATCCCGAAACATCCTGCGGAGTATTGTTTGTTGTAGTATTGCTGAAGCTGTCAACGTGCAGCAAATCTCCCGCTAATAATAAAACTACTTTATCAATATTAAAGCCTTGAGCCTTTTTAATTAAAGACCTTATACCCTCTAAGGTCCTAATAACTGCGATTTGTGAGTTATACTCTTGGTCTGCATTAAACGACTTACAGAGCTTCCCTATGTGTAAATCAGACGGAGAACAAAAGAACAGATGCGGGTCTTTGTATTTATCTCTATCTAGTTTAGGATATTCAGGAGAAAATTCTTTTAACTCTTTTATTAAGTCTTTTCCTAATTTAAAAAAGTCTTTTTCTTTTGGGTTGGGTTGTTTAAAGTATAAAGAGGCGTTTTTATTCTTAATCCATCCACTATGAACTGTCTCAACGTCTAAGCCTTCATTCTCTGCCTCTTGCTTAATACGTCTATATTTAAGAAGTATTTTTTCCTCGTCCTCTTTTAGACGATACCTAGCGGCACCCTTGCCTCTTATTCTTTTGTTTTTCACTTTGATTAATTACGCTTTTTGGCGACAGAGCCAAAGTAATAACCTACAATTGATAAAACGATTCCTTCTACAATTCCAGTTGTGTGAATCATTAACTCACTATTATGCTCAGGAACTGTAACAAACACAATTGCAATAATTAAAAATACAAAACTCGATAGTCCTATGATACCCGTTACATTCATCATCCAATCAACACCGCCATTTTTAGTCAATTCAACCTCTCTCTTTCTCGCTGAGTCTCTGTCCTGAACCTCTAAGTTATATAATTCGACTGTCTGTTGATGTAATTGTGCTTTCTCTTCAGGTGTTAAATCAGGGTCTGAGTCTATTAAGTTCTTTACTACTCCCATAACACCTTTGTCGGGTAATAAGTCGCCAACAATATCTAACACTTTTGGAGCTTTCTCAGCTAATAACTTCCCTAATTTACTGTTTTTTAATTTGCTCATTCTACTATTATTTGTATTGCTCCACACTCTTCAATATGGTTTGCAATAATTGGATAAATTCTTTTATAAGCTTGTGTCGAATAACTGCCTGTAAACTTTTTAGCGTCTACAACATCATTCAATAATAAACACCCCGCAGTATGTTCGTCTGTGTTTCCTGTGTGTATTAAAATATACTGAAATTTTAGTCCTTTATTTTCTAAGGTCCAGTTAGGCTTATTATATAAACACAACATTCCTTTATGGTTCTTAAACTTCTTAGAGTATCTATTGTGGAAACCCCCCTCTTTTCTTAGGTCTATATTATACACACCTTCAGGAATACGAGTTTCAGCGTAGACTTTCTTCGTTCTTTGCTCGTCTTCTATTACAAAGCATTGAAATTCATCGTCTATATAAAATAGACTGATTGAAGTGTCTCCGTTGTCTGCTATTCTTTTGAGTCTAATTTCCACTATTTGGACGCTTTCTTGAAACTTTTGATTTAGCGTTTAATATAAGTCTCTCTTCCATTTTCGCTAATTTAACTCTTAATTGTGTATTTTCAGTTATTAATACATCAATTTTTAATTCTAATTCGCTAATCTTATCTTTTAACTCTTCAATAACTTTAATAGACAGACCGTCAACTCTTTCTTCCTTAGCTGCGTTGATGTCCATACGCTTTTTAACTATGTTCCAAATCTCCTTAATTCCTAACGCTCCGACTAAGGTGCTAACTATCATTATTAAGCTGTGGTCTTCCATTATTATGTTATTATTTTTATTCATTATTATTCTTCAGGCATCGGTTGTGACCAGTCAGACGTACTCATTAGCTGCAAACATTGCTCGTGGTTCATTTTATCACCTACAATCGGCAAAGCTCCACTTGTTACAAAACTTGGCTCTGTAATATATGAAAGCAACCCTTGTGTGTTTGCTAAATTTCTTCGCATTGTCTGTGCAGATGTTTGATTTACTTGTGAGTAATCTACTTTGCTTGTTTCTGTTAATTCTATTACTATGTATGTTGCCATTTTTTTTTATTTTAATATTTTATGTTGGTACTGATGTTGATTTTGCGGTTACGCTCATATTGTAAGATACTGCATTATTTTCAGAATACGGTGCATCACCTGTTCTATTTGTTCCGCTTGACATACCTGAAGATGTTCCAGAACCTGTTGCTCCAACTCCATCAACTAAATCTGCTTGAGTCATATTGGCCGATGTGCCATTGTTTCCACTTGTAGAAATTTCATCCAATACAGTCCAGTTTGTTCCATCAAATGATGAATTTACACTTCCTAACCTCCACCAAGATACAGGTGTAACTGCAAAGGTGTTTAAGTCAAAAGGTTTACCCTCATTGTAAAGAGTTTTTACTTGTGCTGCTGATAATTCTGAACTATAAATTGATACATTTGAAAGAGAACCATTAAAATTGTAATTAGTAACGCCAAAAACAGCTTCTGAAATTTTATTTTGTGGATTTGCTATTGCCCCTGTCCAAGTTCCAAAGTTAGATAATGTTTTGTTAACTCCATTTATGTAAATATTATCAATAGAATTAGTAGATTTAATTACTACTATATGATGCCAAACATCAGTACTTATTGTTTCTTCAACTGTTCTTCTTGTAGTTGAGGTATTACTTGTTTGAACTTGTATATAATCTTGCCATAATGCAATACTAATATAATCACTTGTTCCGCTTGTTGGAACTATTGTTAAAATACCTCCATCATTACTTGCAGAACCAACAGCTCTTTTTATCCAAAACGAAAAAGATTTATCGCCTGTAACATCTATAGATGAAGTTTCTATTCTGTCATCTGTTCCATCAAATAAAAGTGAAAAAGGGTCATAGGATTGATTGATTACCAAATCCGATAAAATTAGGTTTGCAGCAGTCATTCCTGACGATGTGCCTGTGTTAGAATTACTTGAAGCATCAGGAATACTCCAATTTGAACCATCAAAGGTTGCTGAAGCGTCTAATTCCCACCATCCTTGTAAGTTGCTATAAGAAGCTATATTAGGTGGTGTACCGTAGTTATATAAAGAAGCAACTGATTCTGTTCCTGTTGCAGGTAATGCTGAATCAAAAATTGAAACGTTTGAAATAGAGCCATCAAAACTAAAACTACCAGACCGACTGCCAATTCTTGTAATGTCTGTTGAGCCAATAGGCGTTCTTGTTAAAGAAACTGTATTTAATTGCTCACCATTTACAAAAAATGTTACTTGGTTTGGTGTTGTTGTTCTTACTATTGCAACTTGATACCATAGCCCTGTAACTAAAGAAATACCCGAACTGTCCACATATTCTTGCGTGCCATCACCAGTATGAAATCTAATAACATTATTTCCACCAATAGAAGCCGTTCCAAAATCATAATCTTTGTTAGTACTTTTTCCAATTATTAAATTATAAGTACCAAATGAATCTGCTTTTATCCAAGCTGAAATAGTTATATTATTAGTGATGTTTAAACTACTATCATTTCCACAATTTATATAATCATTTGTTCCATCAAAATCAAATACATAATCTTGTTCTGCTCCGTTAGGTGTTAAAAACTCACCGTTAAAAGCTGAATTTCCTAAAGGGTAATATGCAACAGGTTTTCTACCGTTTGTAATTGCCATAGGGTTTCCAATAGCTGAGCCAGTTCCGTATAGTTCTGTAACTTGTGGAGCTGAAAGTGAGTAATCAAAAAATGAAACCTCTGTTAGTTTGCCGCTAAAATAATAACCAGATAAAGCACCATATCTTCCTATTGCTGTAGTTTGATTTGCAGGTGGGTTAGTAGTTGTGCTTAATGTACCGCCATCTGAAGAACTTCCATCTATATACATAGTGTAAACCCAGTTGCTTGTTGTTCCAGATTTTGTTATACAAACGTGATACCAAGTATTAGTGTTTATAGTTAAGCTGCTTGTTAAAATTGGAGGCCCAGACGTTAAAAAACTTATTTTACCAACTGTTCTGTGTATGTCTATTAAATATTGATAACTACTTGCACTTGAATTAGTATTTCCTAAAATAGCTTTTAATCCTGAAGCTGTATCTGAATTAATCCAAAAAGAAATAGACATTTCACTTGTTTGAAAATCTAAGTCACTTGTACTTCCTAAATCTATATATTGACTACTTCCAGCATCAAAATCCAAAGAATAGTTTGACACTCTATTTGCTTCTGCATTTGCGTTCGTTGGCATTAGCCAACTATTAGATATAAATTCTGTTGCCATATTTTTTTTTAATTAATCATTTTTTTACTCTCCACATCTATACCAAGCGGTTGGACTTGATGCATTGCTTAAAGTATCTAAATCGTTAGGAACTCCAGAATTCCAAATTTCCGTTACTGCGGTTGAATTTAATCCTGTTCCTTTCCATATTGCTACTTCATCAAGGTTTCCATTAAAATAATTTACATTATTAAATCTTGCGCCTAAAATAACACTTGTAGTTGAAATTAAATCTGTAGTATTTGATACGGATTGGTCAAGATTTCCATCAATAAAAGTGCTTAATGTGCCACTATTTCTAATTAACATTACATTAGTCCAATTATTTAAAGGGATTGACCTTGTAGCATTATTAGCATTTATAACTGCTGAACCATTTATCCAACATTCAAGTTTAGCGTCTGATTGTCTATAATAAAAAGCAATTGTATTCTCAGTATCTGAATCTCTAAAATCTATTAAATACGGAAAGCTTGATGAATTTGAATTTCTATATACCCAAATTGAAATACTAAAATCACCAGTTCCAAATGTAAAATTTGATGAAGGATTTATACTAAAGTAGTCATTCACCCCATCGAAAGAAAAGCTTCTTGTACTTGCAAACGCTGCGGACTCTATACCTAAAGAACGATTTTCAAACGTTCCGCTAGGTAAAGTATAAGTAACTACATAGGAGTTAATAACAGACGAAGAAAGAGTTATTTCTCCAGTTGAGCTGTTTAGCGTTAACCCTTCAGGTGTTGCTGTAAACGTTCCGCCTGTGTCTCCTGTAATCGTTGGAGTAGGATTAGACTCGTCAACTCTATAACTGCTCTGAGAATAACTAAAAGCGGCACTCTCTGACTTTATAGCTCCTGACGGGATAAAAAATAAACCTTTTCTTTTATTTGGATTGTATATTGTAGGCATCTTTTAAGTTATTGGTAAATTACAATTGTTATAGTTAAACGGTATTTTAAGACCTATATTCATCCCCCATCCTGTAAGCTCGTCTTCAAATCTTTCTGTAAAACTCGACATAGTTCCCGAACGTACTAATTGAACTTTTAACCAATCTGAATTATTTGTCGTTGAGGTCTTTTGTTCAAAGTATGCTACTAAATCAAGCAACACTTGACACATATCAGACTTAACATCATTCTCATTGCTCTCATCTTTCTTCACTAAGTCCATTGCTAAAACGTTAAAGTTCCAGGTAAACGTTCCTTCTCCTAACGTTGCAGGTTGGTCAACTACCCAAAACAGAGGATAGTTAAAATCTAAAAGTTGATTATGTTCAACTATCTCCCATAGGTCACCATTACCAAAGTTTTGAATTTGCTTATGTGCTGAAGCAAAGTCAGAAAATTCTTTTAATATTTGATTATAAGTCAATATCATTTTTTAGCGTTGTTGTATTCGTCTCTCCAACAATACGAAGAACCTGCAGAACCTAAATAATAACTCGTTTGAAAAGCTGTCTTTCTAGGGTTTAAGTCGTCTGAGTGTTCTTTGTATTTAGGGAATAAACTATCGTTGTCACATAGGTAATTAATTAGTCTAGCTTCTCTCTCTTCCGCTTTGTTCTTCCACTCATCTCTCAAAAACTGTAAATCTTGATAGCTTATAGGCTGACTGTTTTCACTCGATTTTGTTGCTACTGACTTATTTCTGTATTTAAACAACATTGACGCAGAACACTCATAAAGAGTCCACTGACCCATTGCAGGAGCAATATAGTTGTCTAATAGATTAGTCTCGTCTGAGTTTAACGTTCCTGCTGTTATCTTTGTTTTTAAATCGTTATATAAAGGAGTCCCTAATATTGGATGGATTCTCAACTCCTGACAGTCTCTAATTGACGGTAATATCAACCTCATATCGACATTAGGGTCGATTAAAGTTGTGTTCTTAACATATGCTTCTGATATAAATAAAACTGCCATAATTTATCTTTTTAATTTTACAACTTGCATTTCCCAAATGTGACGACAAAACGGAGTATTTTGACCAGTTTCAGGGTTGTGATACCATCCGCCTCGTTTAGTAAATATTGAAATTCCCGTTTGACCAAAGTCATTAGTTAACAATTCCAATTGCTGAAGTGTATAGCGTTTAGTTGTTGCTAATAACATCATTTTACGACAAAAAGGTCTACTCTCTGTCTTTAGTGGCGGAGCGTCAGGTCTTTCAATATATTGATAAACAATAAAAGTCTCTTCTTTTGGTTTTTGTATTGTGTCTCTAGCGTCTGCTGTTGGCTTAAAATCTTTATCTAAGGCTTTTGCATCAACTAAGTTAGACACCGCTTCGCTAATATCACTTATAGGAACGTTTAATCCTTTGCTTAATTCTGTAATAGGAAGGTCAGGAGTCTTAATTAATAGACTTAAAACGTCTTTTTCTAATTCGTTTAAGACTGTTGTTATAGCGAAAGACTCTTTTTTAATCTGCTCCTCATACATTTTAGCGTCTTCTAAGGACGTTATTGGCTTTATGTAAGTATCTAACACCTCTAAATCTGTCTCGTTGTAACCTGTGTCTTTTAATTGACTTAAAATAATCTCATCTTCGCTGCTATTCATCTGCACTTGTTGCCCTACTTCTAAAGGTGCTAATCCTATCTTCTCTCTAATCTCGTCAGGTGTCATCACATTAACAATTGTCTGTTCTGAGAATTGTCTTTGTACTGGCTCTATCTTAACAATGTGAACAGGTGAACCTACAACACCGTTAAAATTAAGTATTGAGTTAATTAACTCATTAAATATCTTTTGCTCAGGGTCTATCTGTAAGTTTTGATACAACTGAGATGCTACAGCTATCTCGTCGGCGTTGTTTCCTAGTCCTGAGTTATCTTTTATTCCAAATAATTTAGGACTCGTAATACCGTGAGCTGTGAAAATTTCTTCTCTTATTTGGTTGTTTAAATTAATAAACCTTTCATCCTGTCCGTTAACTGGAATAGGCATAATTTGAGGATGGTCTGAAGCTTGGTCTGTAAAAGACAAAAGAGGCTTCCCTGCATTGTCTGAGCCTGTAGCGTAGTTCTTAAACCTTCTCTCTATCTCGTGCATTTCCTCCTCTGTAGGCTGTCCGTTATTAAAGCTAATTACATAACCCGCAGAAAGATTATTTTTTATGTTCTGTAAAGTAAAGTTAGCAATCTGTGCGTCTGACTCTAAATAAGGTATTGCTGAAACGTAGTCAGGCAAAGGATAAACACCCACATCTGGTCTATATTCTTTGTAATAAATTAAGTAATCAACATCACTCTTCGCAGTATCGTCATAAGGAAACTGCATTAATATTTTAAAATCTTCGTTATTTTCAGGGTTTCTAGTAGTCCAATCGTCAGTATAATAGTAAAGATTATTATCAACACCGCAACGAATGTCACAAAAGTCGATGTGATTAACTGCTGCAATCTTACCGTTTTTAGACATTCTCACCTGTAGAGAAAAACCTCCGTAAACCTTTTTGTCTTTTGCTAATTTAGTTAATAAATCGTCTAGGTTTTCGTCTTCGTTTGGCATCCTTAAGAATCCATCTATATAAGCTCTCTCTTTAAACGATAAATTCCCTTCTATACTAAACCCCTGTCCAACTATAAACTTAACCTTAGAGTTAATTATTTGATTGTGCTTTGAGCTTTCATTATATAACTTAGTTAAGTAATCAGGATAAGTATTTTTATAAGGTCTTTCTGTTCCGTATTCATACCAGTCACCTTTCTTTGATTCTTTGAATTGAGGTAGCTCATAACCTCCAAAATCTAACGGTAATAATTTAATGCTCATAATGACGGATTGTATACTATATTAGTATTTGTTGCGTTTGTGTGTTGTGTATAAGACGGAGTGTAAGTGCTATCTAATAGTTTTACTTTTCCCTCTTCTACTTTTGTCAACCCTGTCGGGTCTAAGTTTGTAGAGCTAACCTGCTCAAAAATCTCATAGGAATAAAAACCACCTTTTCCAAGGATTAAACTACCGTTAACAGCATCGTCAACACCCTCAATAAAATTAAACTCATTGTATCGAGTCTTATTGGTGCTTATGTCTGCTATTATTGTAAAGTAACTCACTTTTGTTTGGTCGCTCGTAAATTTAAACAAATAATTCGGATTTGTTAAAGTACTTAACTCATAAAGTGTCGCTACAAAATTAGTAGTTTGGTTCTTATTTAGCACTATCATTCTTCTTCGCTTTTTTCTTTTCTTCAAAGATATGCTCTGCTCCTAGTTGTTTAAGTAGTTTAATATTTTCTTCTTTTACTTCTACTTTAAAACCTTTTATGTGTAGTGTGTGACCTAAAAATTCTTTTTTTATCATAACTTATTTTTTTAAAAAAAAGGAGATGCTACTTAAAACACCCCCTCTTCCAAACAACAAAGAACTATTATGCAATAGTCAATCCTGCTATTACTGAAGCCTCAACTCCGTAACAGCTAAATTTTGATTTATCAGTAATTTCAATTTGATACTGATTAGCATCTCCGAAAGCTTGACCTGTTTGTGCAACAAGTGAAGAACCTTCAGCGAAAGCGTCTGCTCCCAACGCCCAGTAAAGGCCGTTGTTATCTTTTATTATACAAAAAAGACGAGCTAAAATCATTAAACGCAATTCGTTCGACTTTGCGGCTGATAATTTATTTATTGTGAAAGCGGCAACATTATCGTAAAACGATGTTCCGCCAACTGGGTCAATGGTAGACGTTGAAGTAAGAGAACCCGCTTCTTTCTTTAATTCATACTTGTAGAAGTTTGTTGCTGCTACTTGTGTGATTGCTGAAATATCGTGATTCGCTACTGTAAACGCTGACACATTGTCCCTTTCTGATATAAGAATTTCTTCGATGCCGCCGATTGAATCGGAGCAATCTCTGGAAAATCCTGTAGCTAATGGACAACTCATAGGTTTAAATTTTTTTAATTAATTAATAAAAGGGAGCTTTTACACTCCCTTAATTTTTATTCTTATGCTAAGATAAACTCAACAATTTGGTCAGGGAAAGCAACGTTTACACCTCTTCTAAAAGCCATAGTGACTTTGTAGATTCTGTCGTTGTCATCATACCAAGACCTTACATCGTTAGACTCTTCGTTTGGTAAATCAACACCTACATAAATGTTTGAAGCTCTCATTAAGAAAGACTCACCACCTGCAAGACCTGTTAGTCCTGGAGTAGCACAAACTGTAATGTTTGGGAATCCAATTAAAGGAAGCTCAGCAGTAAAGTCACCGTCTACAACATAATGGAAATAGTTTCCGTCAGCTATTGCTTTTTGGTACTTTAAGAAAGTATCCATTCCAACAAATAGTTTAAGGTCGTCAGCGTCCATAATATCTTCAGGAGTTAGCTCAGCCATACCAGTTAAGATACCAATAACGTTAGCGTTTGTGATACCAGTTGCAACAGTAATCCCAGTTGGGTTTCCGTTAACTGCTGTAGCAGCAGCGATAATCTTATTAAGACCATCATACTTTGATAAGTTAGCATTTCCTGAAGTTGTGTCACCTTGCCAATCAGCTACCTCGATAGCTTTTTGTAGTTTAGCAACTTTATCAGCGAAGTATAACTCTTCGAAAGGAATCTCTTCTTTTTCGTTTGTTAATCCTTGCTTTAACATTACTGCTGTATATTTAGCAGCTAAATCAGTCATACATAGGTCTTCGTGTATTGCTACAGCTCCTGGAGTAATTGTTCTTTGTGACAAAGTAGTTGAACCACTAGCACTTCTAGAACATCCGTCAGCTTGAAAAACAACGTCTGTTGAAAGTATGTTTATTGTAGTCGGTCCTTTCACACCGTCTTGGATGTTAGCATATTCAGCTAATCTTCCACCTGCTACAGACTTAACTATTAAGTCCATTGCATTTTGTTCTGTATACGCGGGTAACGCAGTTACATCAAAACTCATAATTTAATTTTTTTTAGTTAATAATTTTTTTAGATTTTAGAATCTTAATAATATCTTTATTAGATTCCTTTTTTAATGCCTTAAAAGCTGAACTTCTTTTCTTTACAGCTTCTTTTGTTGGCTCGACTAAAAGCTTTTCAGTCAGTCCTAAAAGTTTAGCGAAAGATTCCTTAAGGTTTGCAATGTCGTTTTTTAGTTCTGTGAACTCTTCAGAAAGCGTAGCTTCCATCCCGAAAACTCTTTCTGTGACAATGCTCTCAATAATTTTCTTCGCTTCTCTTTCTTGAGACTCAGTCAAAGGTGCTGACATTTCCGCTTCCTCTTCTTCTTCAGCTTCAACCTCGGGAGCTTCTTCTTCTTCTACCTCTACAACCTCAACGATAACACCTGCCTCTGTAACAATCTTACGACCGTCAGAAAGTTCGTGTTCTCCGTCTGGAGCGGGTAAAAGTTCTCCCTCAACCTCAACTACAACAGCAGCACCAACAACTACTTCAGGCTCAATTTGAGCGACTGTTCCGTCTGCTAATACTACGTCTTCAAACTTTTCAGTCGTAGACTCTACAGTCTCCTCGCTTACTTCCGTTTGTTCCGTTTCGGTGGTTTCTGTCTGAACTTCAGATTTTGCTTCAACTTCAACGCCTTCGTTTTTGAAAATGCTTTTGATGTCGTTAAACAATTCTTTTAATTCATTCATAATAAAACTTTTTTATATTAAGTATATATAACAAATAATTCAATTTTTGAACGTAAGTGATATTTATTTTAAATTTTCTTTATATCTCTTTACTACGTCTCTAATCTTTTTAATTAAGTTAGTCGGGTATTTAACAGTCTTATCCTGACCGAACATTCCTTCAACTGAAAAGCCTTTGAAAGTTCCGTCTTTTACCATTTGCCACACCTCATCGTTTTCAACTCTCATTGAACCAAACCAACTTCCATCGGGTGCGTCTTCAAAACCTTCAGGAGCTTTTGTTCCTCGTTTAGAATCTATTATTAAAGACTCTATAACATAAACACCTTTCGCCTGTAGGTTGTTGTCGTGCATTAAATTAACGTTTGCGTTGTAACCGTTCTTAAAGAATTTGTTTACTATCTTCTCTATTGTCTCTCTACGAAATACTACATAATACTTTTCGTTTTTATCGTTAAGTCTTATGATTGGTAAATCAGCCTTCATAAAGTAACCGCTTACAATTCTTTTTTCTTCGTCTTGAATTTGAAATATTTGTTTAATATCTTCTTTATTAAATGCCATCCAATTTGACTCAATTGCAGGACTGTCAACCAATGCAATATAGTCAACTCCTGACTCGTCCTCTTCGTCAATAATTAGTTCTAATAATTCGCTTTTTTCCATAATATAAATTTTAACTTAGTGTTGCCTGTCCTTGTATGACATTCACTTGATTTTGTGTGTTAGTAATATCTGTCTCAGTTACGAAAACTTGAGTCGGTCCTTGTGGAACAATTGTACTCGTATTTGTAACAGGTGACAATTGAGGAGCTGTTCCTCCACCGCCTGAAAAGTCAGGAGCTTTGTTCCCACCACCACCAGGACTTCCACTCTGAAACTGTTGTTTACTTATTGTCGCAACGTTTGCCAATCCGTTAGCAATTGCAATCCCTGCCGCAATAAAAGGCTGAGCGGGAAATAAAATACTTTGAGGGTTCATAGCTTGTGCCGCAAAGATAGCGTTAGCACCCTGATAAGTTTGAATAATTGCCTGTGCAATTTGTAGTCTTTTATTTATTTCAAAAGCTCTCTTTTGACTCTTCTCGTTGTCCTTTGCAAACGCTGTTGTCAAATTAATTAGAGCCGCAACTCCGTCAGCTGCTAAACTTAACTTTGCATCTTCTAAAGCTATTTGTCTCTCTAGTTCTTTTTGTGCCTTTGCTTCTTTCTCATCGTCAAGTTTATCTTGTTTGTCTTTCTCAAGTTTTATGTACTTATCTTTTATTGCTAAAATATCAATTTGTTGCTGTTCTTCTAAAGCTTTCTCAAGTTCAGCGTTGCCTTGAGCTAATAAAAACTTTTCGTCATAATCTTGAGCTAGTTTAAAAATCTCTTGCTCTTGAGCTGAGTTTCTTATTTGTTGTAAAAGATTGTATTGTTCATCTTCAATTTCTTGCTCTTTTTTATTGTTTTCTATAAGGTCTTTTAAAGCTTGAGCGTCAGCTTTCTTTTGTGCTTCGTCATCTTTTTTCTTTTGAGCTGCTCTTTTTTTGGCTTTTGCATCCGATTTCTTTTTTTTGTCATCTGCCTCTTTTTGTCTGTCAGCCTCCTCTGCCGCAGTTTCAGCGTCTACAGCGTTCCCCTCAATTGCTATTTTTTTCTTTTCTTCTAATCCTTTAACGAGTCCGTCAATACTATCAATATATTCTTTGTTTTTATTTATTGATTCGTCTGTTTTTAGATTAGCTAATTCCTGAGACGAAATGTCTCCCGCTATTCCTGTCCGTCTTAAAGCAAAAGCCTGAACAGATTCAAACAACCCTTTATTAACGCCAGTTTGTGCTTCTATTTCTAACTTTAAATTCTCTTTTGTTTTCTCCTGTCTTAATTCTGCTAAAGCCTCTAACTGTGCTTTAATAGTAATTAATTCAATGTTTTTTTCTAAGGCTACACTTACAGCGTCTAGACCGTCTTTCTCTGCGTCAACGTTGTCTAGTAGTCCAGGGTATTCTTTTTGTAAATCTTTAACAGCTTGAACTTTTTCCTCTCTCGTTGCTGTATCGTCTTTTAACGTTTTTTGTAATTTATCAGCAGCGTCTAATTCTTTTCCTATGCTGTCAATTGCTTTTGCTGTTGCGTCATTATATGCGTTTTGTGCCTCTGTTGTAGTTCCTAAAGCCTTAGTCACCTTATCCCAGTTAGCTATTAAAGTTCCTATTAACACAACCAAAGCACCTATCCCCGTAGCTATTAAAGCACCCCTCATTAACTTAAACGACTTTGTCGCTGTATCTGTTGAAAGTCCTAAAGCTTTGTTTGCTATTGTAGTCGCTTTTGTTAGTGCTAGGTTTGCCTTTTCTGCTGTGTTTTTAGCAACGAGAACAATAGTACTTTCTTTCTCTAAATTTTTTCTTAATGTTTCAACACCCATTAAGACAGACTGAGCCCCTTGCAGCTTAACCATCGTCTCTCTCAACTCTTCACTCTCAACACCACTTAAAGCCATAGCACCCTGAAACGCTGTGAACCCTGCCACTACAGTTGTACCAATATCTAGAGCTGCCTGAAGTTTGACTCCGTCATTTGCGAGTCTATTAACTTCGTTCTGAATATCAATATATCTGTCTTTTAAGGCTGCCGCTTTTTGTATTGCGTCTTTTCCTAAAGGTGATGTTCTTCCCGCTTCTAAAGCAATAGCTTGATACTGCTGTATTTGCTTATTCATTGCCCTGATATTAACAGGAGCTTCCTCTATCTCTTTGTTTAATGAGTCAAATTGTTGCTGAAGACTCTGTGTTTCTTTGTCAGACTTATCAATAGTGTTATTTAGTTGCTTCGTTGCCTTTTCTAACTCTCCCAAATTACTAACAGCCTTGCCTGTTTGTACGTCTAATTCTAATGCTATCTTTTCTGCCATTTTTATTTAGTGCTTATAATATTGTATGTATCTCCATCCCATTGAAGCTCAACTGTGTCATATGCTGCTGTCATTGTGTAAGTTGATGCTCCGTCTATTAAGTTAGTTCCTGCGTTAATAATTGCTTGATGTGATGAGTGTAGTTTTTTAAATATCCAAATTTTCCCATAAGTCGCAGTTGTTGGGAAAGTCAAAGTAACATTTGCCACAGATGTGTCAATTAAGTAAGTTCTTACACTCTCTAAAACTCTCGCATTTATGTTAACAGTTCTTATAGTTCCTGTTCCTTGTATCTCGTTATTTATGTAAGATATATTACTATTTATAACTTCTGTATTGTCTGTGTTTATTAAACTAACGTTTTTGGCTCCTGAGACTAAATTATTATTTCCGTTAATTGTTACATTTTCACTTCCTGCTGTAACATAATTATTTGAACCTATGATACTCACATTTTTAGCTGATGCGTCAATGTGATTATTTGAACCAAAAGCTCGAACGCTTTCAGAGTTTATAATATTATTATTTGAGTGTTGTATCATTCCGCTTTGATAGAGTGGAGTGTTTTCTCCTGCTAACACGCCAGTCCCTCCGTTTATTATTGCTGTAGTCAGTTGGAATACTGTTGCTAGTTTAATCTTTAAAAACTCGCATTTTGTCACAGGGTTTGACGGATTGTAATTCTCTATTTTATTTAATCTAAAATAAGAACCATTAAAGTAATATTGTTTTTTAAACGACAGTGTTTTTATGTCTCCAGGTGTTAAGTAGAAATAAGCGTTTACTATCTTACTGTTAACGTCTGTTATCTCTTCAATAAACTTAGAGTAGTATTTATTAAATAAGTTATTATTTGTTAATGTTATAGGATAGAAAGTGTCATCGTAATAAATCTCTTTTGTTAATCCGAAATTTATATCTAAGGTCGGAGTGTAAGGGTCGTCAAAGTGACCTGCATACGGATAAGTTGTGTTGAAAGTTGAAGACACTAAAGAGCCTCTATGCTCCCAAATAGAATTACAACTTTTTAAACCTCCGTAATATAAGATTCTAATATTTGACTCTGTTCTCGCCTGTCCGTTGTTTTCATCGTATTTTTTAATTGATGGAATTATTCTGTCTTGGTCTAATTGACCAACTAACGGAGTAGGTGAAAATATAAGTTCTGTCTTATTTGTTTTATTTAAAAACTCGTTGTTAATTTCGTATTCTCTTTGACCGTAGCTCTCTCCCCACGTTGCTGAATAAAGGTCGTTATAATAGTCTTTATCGTCTTTGTATTTGTATAAGTATTCTTTTGAGTCAATTGCTGCCATAGGTAAAGACTCAATAACTTGAGAGTTATCTAATTTGTCAGACCAGTCAACAATAGTGTTATTATAAAAGTCCTCTTTTGGTTCTATCAATAAGTTTTTATCGTTGTTTTCGTCAGGCTGAATATATAAATTAAACATCTTTACAATAGACATAAAGAAGTTTTTTTGTTTTATCTTCTTAGGTATTACGTTATTAAAATTAATTGTATCACCTTCAATATAGTTGTTATTAGCAACCTGATTTTTAAAGATACCGTTTGAAACGTTTAAAGCGATTGTTCCAGTAAATAAGTCAGCAGTTGAAACAATGCTGCCAGGAGGGTTTTTCACAAATATAGGATTTGTAGCAACACTTCCACCGCCTCCTCTTACAAAACCGTTGTAACCTCTAAGTTGATAATATTCGTTGTAGAGTTCTGTTATTAAATTTGTCTCTATTGTGTCTCCAACTTCTAACTCTACGCTATTAACGACTACCCAATATCTGTTCGGCTGAACAGACTCTGCTCTCGGAATTGCTTGGTTCGTCACAATACTTTGATTATATTTAATTGTCGGACCATTAACGTCACTAAAACTTGTGTATTCAATGTCTTGATAATCTTGTAAATAAGAGTTGTCAGGATAAGTAGCTCCTGAAGTTGTTACACTTGCTGTGCCTGTTGGAATATTAATTCCATCATAATTTATTAAAAACTCTTTACTACCTAAAATTCC